AACCAGAATGCAACCTACCAAACCAATGGAAAATCCAAACCAACAAACCTGCAAGAAGTGTTAGCCAAAATGCCAGCAGGTTTTGTTATGCCAGGGGAGCAAAAACTATGAACCAGATAACCAACTTTGTAACCAATTCAAACCCAACATGGGCAGATTGGATTGAACATCATGCCACTTTCTATGGTTGGGAAACAGAAGCCCAATTAAAAATGCTGCTTGCATGGTCAAAGTATTTTGATGATGAAGGGTTTGGGCCAGAAGAATTGATGGCTGCAAGTAAAGATTTAACAGATGTAAAAATCTTCAAGAAAGAGGATACCATTTACGAGTTAGAAAAGGCGGTAAAACAGCGCAGAGAAACCCACAGGCAAAAAAATGAACCTGCTGTTGTTGATTGCAAAAGATGTTTGGGGTTTGGGTTGATTCCAGTACCCCACCCAAAGTTCATCAAAGATGGGGTTTGGAATTCGAAATATACCTGTGCGGTTTGCTGTACTTGTTTGAATGGATTGAAATACAAACCAAACCTTAGCCCCGAAAATAACAAAAGCATTTTAAATCTGTTGGACTATGAAAAGATTAATCCCTTCTGGGAAAGGCAAATGGCAAACTTTAGAGAATCAGAAAGGAAACTTGCAGACTTGATGAATGCCCAGAACCCCAAAAGGAATACGGAATTAGATGCTATCCTTGAAAGGATAAAAAAAAGGCAGGAAGAACTTAAGGCCAAACCCGAACCCGAAAAATGGATCATTGAAAAATCAGTTAGAACTTATGGGTAATTTTGGAAAGGATTCCTAAATGATAACTATTGAATTAGATCAAAACCAAGCTGGCTTAATTTGGATGGCTGCAAGTGCAAAAGCTGATTGGATGATAGCGCATGGTTGGCCAGCTATTCAATCAGAGAAGTTAAAAAATTACGGTTTAACCAAAGATGATGAACAAACCTACCATCAAGCAATTGGGCTTGCAGGGGAAGCTGCTGTGCATCTGTGGGTTTATGGCAACCTTTCAAAGTTCTTTGAAGCCCAACGAATTAACCAAGCTGCTACCACTGGGGATGGCGGGGAAGATATGGCAGGGATAAACATTAAAGCAGTTGATTCCCTTTGCAGTTTACCCATGCAGCAAAACCTGTTGGTGCAATCTGCAAGGCTATCAACCAATATTATTTACCTGCAAACCCTAGTTATGATTTCAGAACCATTCATGTTTATTTCTAATCTGAAGGTAAAAATAGTAGGGGCAATTTCTGGCAGTTCAATTGCCAACAACTTTAAACCCAGCCATGGGAACCCACCCTGTTACATGGTTCCCTTTGAATTGCTATTTCCCCCAGAAGCTTTGCTTTGGAATGAACACAAAAGGAAAATCAAATGATTGGCAGATGTAGACATTGCGACAAAATCAGGTTGATTTATTATGGGCTTTGCACCAAATGCAATTGCAAGCCAAGGGATTTATACCGATTGCTAAAACGAAACCTTAATCTAAAGATGAAAATAGAAACCCTTAAAAAAAGGGCAGGTGAGAAACACAGGCTTTTAAATAATATCAGGGGAAAGTTTTACAACCTGCAGAAAGTTTGCAAAAGAACCACAAGGGCTTTATATGAAATTGATGATGCCAATCCCGCCATCTGTAAATCATATGTACCGAAGCAAAAGGGGCGGAGTTTACAAAAGCAAAAGATACCTGCAATGGATAGAGGAAGCAGCCTTGATGATTAAAACCACCCGCAAAGGGGCAAAGATTTACCCGCCCTACAAATTCATTATGACGATTTCGGGTGGCAAGGGTTGGAGAAGCAACAGGGATTTAGACAACTGTTTAAAACCAGTGCTTGACCTGTTAACCACGATGAACATTATTGAAGATGATAATTGCCATCTGGTTAACAGCCTTTCAGTTATCTTTGTTGCTGGCAATGGATCAGATGCCAAATGTATGGTTGAACTATTGGAGAACCACTAATGCCATGGGAAATTCCGAATCATGATCCAAACCCCAAAAAGAAACTTCCCAAGGGAAAGAAGAAACCAGAAACCCACAACAGGCCCAGCCCATCAATCAGGGGATATGGCAGAAGGTGGGAACATATCAGATTGGCATTACTGCAAGAGGAACCACTTTGCAGATTATGCCAAGGCCCAGCAAGTTGCGTGGATCATATTAAGCCATTAAAAAAGGGTGGTACACATGACAAACTTAACCTGCAACCATTGTGCGCATCATGCCACAATAGCAAAACATGGCATGAAACTTGGGGCGCAAAGATGAATAAGGGAAAAGGCAAAACTAATGAAAACCCTTGAATTATGCGGAAATTTAGGGGGTAGGGGGGGATGATGACATTTTAGAAAAAGGCCGGAGTACCTACACGAAAAATTCCACGATTTTGGACAAAAAATTTAGGCAATAAGGATGTTAGTTATGGCAAAAGGTAGAAAAGCACAATTAAGACAAGTATTATCTTTAAATATTAACAAGAAACCAAGCAGAAAAAACCCTGCCCCTGTTGAATTCGATTTATCAATTCCCCTAATGCCCAACTGGTTAGATAAAGTTGGTAAGGAAAAATGGCTGGCATTAACCACAGGGTTAAAACATATGGCGATTTTATCCCCTGTTGATGCAGATATACTGGCTGCATACTGCGCTTTGTATTCACAGATGGTTAGGTGTGTTATCAAGCTAAATAAATCTGGTGGGTTTACAACTTCCCAAAATGGTGGGCCAGAAAAAACAGATCCTGCAGTTGACCAGCTAACAGTAATTTCAAATCGGCTTGCAGGGCTTGGGAAAAATCTTGGGTTAAACCCACTGGCCAGAAGCAAGTTGGTTGCAGATCCAACCATTCAAGAAAAAGATTGGCTGGATAATATGTGCAAAGAAAAAACAAATGAGTAAAAAGAAAATCGCAGATCCTTTGATAATTGGTTTTATTGAAAGAGCTTTAACCCTTTCTGTTGGGGAATGGGCTGGTAAACCTTTCAAGCTTCAAGAATGGCAGAAGGAAATTCTTAGGGCAATCTTTTTACCCTTAGATAAAAATGGTAACAGAGTGGTTAGGCAGGTTTATTTGGAAGTTCCAAGGAAGTCTGGAAAATCAACCCTTGCTAGTGCAATTGCTTTATGGCTTTTGGTTGAAGGGGAACCAGGGGCGCAAGTTTTTTCTGCTGCTTGCAACAGGGAGCAAGCGAAAATCTGCTTTAATTCTGCAGTTGAAATGGCTAGGAATTGCCCTGCCTTGAAGAATAAGCTGGAAATACAGAAGGAAAAAATCGAATATTCCAAGCTTAGAAGCTTTTACAAATCGATATCCAGTGAATCAGATTCTGCCCACGGCACGAACCCCCACGGAATCATCCTTGATGAACTGCATACCCAAAAATCGAGGGAGTTATTTGATACTTTATTAACTGGAACCTTGGCACGAAGGCAACCATTAGCAGTAATGATTACCACAGCAGGTTCAGATAGAACTTCTTTTTGTCATGAGATGCACCAGTACGCAGAAAAGATAATTGATGGAACCATAATCAACCCAAGTTTTGTAGCCAGAATATTTTCAGCAGCAATTGAAGATGATTGGACAGCAGAAGAAACTTGGAAAAAAGCAAACCCAGGTTATGGGGTAACCGTAAAACCAGAATACTTTTTTCAACAGGTGCAGGAATGTAAAGATAACCCAGCCAAAGAAGCAGCATTCCGCAGAGATCACCTAAACCAATGGGTTGAAACTGATATCAGATGGATTTCCCCGCTTAAGTGGGATGAATGCCAAATAGATAAACCCAATCTAGATTTTAGAGATTGTTACCTAGGTCTTGATTTAAGTAATACTTTAGATTTAACGGCTGCAGTTTTACTTTTCCCACCCACCCATGAAGATGAACCAGCTTTTGTTTTGCCTTTTTTCTTTTGCCCTTCTGAGGGTTGGAAACTGAGGGAGAGATTAAACAAGTTTAAAATAAAACCTTGGGTTGCTGCAGGGCATATTATAGAAACCCATGGGAACAAAATTGATTACAGGTTGGTTAAAAAACATATTCAAGAGTTAGCCCAAAAATATAACATCTTGGAAATAGTGGTTGACCCTTGGCATCATGATCAAATCATCCATGAACTAGATGAATTTACCTGCATCAAGTTTCCCCAAACCCCACCCAACATGGCCCCACCAACTAAAAAACTTGAAGAATTAATACTAACCAAGGGTTTAGCCCATGCAGGTAACCCTGTTTTGAGATGGAATTTAGGGAATATTTCCTGCAGTTTGGACGATAATGCCAATTACAAGCTTTCTAAAAAAAAGAGTCGTGATAAAATTGATGGGATCATTGCCCTTATAATGGCCATTGGCAGATGGCAAGTTAATCAGATTTCACCAACAGAAACCCAAGGGGCAGGAATTGAATTCCTGTAAAATATAATGGCATTAACCATCAGAAGTTTCTTTGCTAACACCATGGCAAAACTTGCTGGTTATAACCTGTTAACGGATGCTGGCAGTTGGTCGCTTACTGGAACTGCAACCACAGGGCAGAATGTAAACACTGCTTCTGCCCTTACCTATTCAGCAGTTTGGGCTGCAGTCAGGGTTATTTCAGAAGCTGTTTCCAGTTTGCCCCTGCAAGTATTCATGAAAGATAGTCAAGGGGGCAGATCAAAAGCTTTGGGCCATCCACTTTATCGTATTTTGCATGACCAACCAAACCCCGAAATGTCATCTTTAACCTTTAGGGAAACCCTGATGGGCCATGTTCTAACATGGGGGAATGGTTTTGCAGAGATTGTAAGGGATAAAATAACAGGCAGGGTTATGGAATTATGGCCCCTTGACCCCAGCCAAGTCAAAATTGTAAGGGATAATGAAGGGAATTTGTATTATCAGTATGGAACAATCATCTTTTTACCTGCTGAAATTCTGCATATTAAGGGGTTAGCTTTTGATGGGGTTGCAGGTTATTCAGTTATCGGGATGGCAAAGAATTCAATTGGGTTGGGAATGGCTGTTGAAGATTTTGGGGCAACCTTTTTTGGGCAGGGTGGGAAACCTGCTGGGGTAATCACAGTACCCCACAAGCTTAATTCAGAAGCAATTCAGAATATGCGAAAATCTTGGGAAGAAATGCATTCAACAAACAAGAATGCCCATAGGGTTGCCATCCTTCAAAATGGGGTTGCATACCAAAGCATTGGAACCCCCCCAGATGATGCCCAATGGATTGCAAGTAGAACATTTCAAATAGAAGAGATTGCAAGATGGTTCAAGATACCCCCAAGCAAGTTGGGGAATGGGAAAGGAACCTACACCAATCTGGAACAGGATAACCTTTCATTCCTTCAAGAAACTTTGCGCCCATGGCTAATCAGATGGGAGCAGGAAATTAATTTTAAATTGATTAGTTCAATGGATTCAATGTATGCAGAACATAACCAAGATGCTTTGATGAGGGGCGATAGCCAAGGAAGGGCTGCATTTTATGCACAAGCTTTAAATTGGGGATGGCTATCTAGGAATGATGTTAGGTCAATGGAAAACCTGCCCCCATTTGAAGGTGGGAACAGTTACATGATTCCAAAAAATATGGATCCAGCATTTGGGCCAGGTTCCCCTGCTGTTGCTGTTGATGCTGCAGCCCTTGCCAATCAATTACCTGCAACCCAAACAAGCCCACAGGATGCCCCTGTTTTAGCAACTGCCCCCCCTGCAGCAGATGTTGCAGCAACTGCCCTTAACGGGGCGCAGATATCAAGCTTGGTTGATATAGTTGCCAAGGTTGGGGAAGGGTTGTTACCTTTGGAATCTGCAAAGGC